AACACCACCATCTGGGTTTGCATCTAGAAAATGTTTACACATTCCCATAAGAAAAAATGTTTTACCAGTGGCAGATTCACCTGCTAGTGCTGTAATTTTATTTTGTGGAAGTCCACCATAAAGTGAACCACTTAACATACCATTTAAAATATATGAACCTGTGTCAATAAAATTATCAACATCACCAGATTCAAGTCCGTCTTCAACTAAGTTTGCATATTCATTACCAGTTGTTTTTATGATTTCTTTTAAGAAATCATTCGCTTCAGTTCCCATAATTACTCCTATCTATTTAATATTTGTGGTCTATAGATTGTATAGTTTTCTATTAAGTCTGATGGTATACATTGAAGTTTAAGACCTGGTAAGTCTCTCAACTCATTGTATATTTCATTTTTTGCTATTTCACAATTTTGTTGATCAACGTACAAAAATTTAGATGCTATATTGTGGCACTTCTCAGCACCAGGCAAACCCAAACATAGAAAACCAATTAAAAATACTACTGTATTCATTTGACTGCTATTGCTCCTAAAAAATTATGATTACGCCAAAACACTTGAATATTTTTAAAACCTGCCGTTGTCAAGAAATCGTTTATTTCTGGCCAAGTGTTTGGTTTCAACATGTGTCGTAATGTTTTTTCTTTATCTAAAATGTCACTATCCTCGAAATATTTTCTTTTATAATCGTAATACATAAAAGTTATCATATCTTGAATATGTGCATTTTGTGAATAGACTTTTTCTGCAAAGACAAATGCGCCACCAGGTATTAAACTATCGTAGATGTTTTTTATTAATCGTTCTCTGTCGTGTTTTGGCATGAATTGTAAAGTAAATATAGATGTAATAAATGAATAATTTCTATATTTTAAACTCATTTCTCTAACATCTTTATCATGAAAGACAGTAAAAGATCTTAAAGAGTCTTCTTCTTTGTCAATTAAAGACCAAAGTTCTTCTTGTCTTTTGTAAAGGTCTTCTTGAAAACCTTTTGCATATTCAACGCCCTCGTATGAGACACGATTTTTATGTTTGTAATTTTCTAATAATATTCTTTTTGTTAACTTACCTGTTGAACAACCGATGTCTAACACTGTTGATTTATCCTCAACAAAATACTTAGAAAATGATACAACATCATCTAATAAATCTTTATAACCTCTGATTGATTTGTCAATATGATTGTCAAATCCCTCTTCTCTGTGTGCAAATGTAAAATCATTCATTATTATATATTCCTTAAAACTTTTTCATACATGGAACTAGCAAGTGCTTTCATCATTATTGATGGCACCATTCTTCCACATCTCTCTGATTTCTGAGCCCACTTACCTGTCAACTTAAAATCATCTGGTAATGATGTGACTCTTTTTAATTCACCTAAAGTAAACTTTCTATCTTCTTCCCAATGACAAACTCCAGCAGTCTTTTCAGTTGCACCCATAGCAGTGATTGTAGGTGAAGGTTGAAACTGTGATGCAATCTTTAAATTAAAATGCCAACCTTTTGGATGATAGTCTGTGCCTGTGATAACTTTCTCTGGGTTACGTGGCATAAGAACACAAGTTTGTTTATAGTATGCTGTGTCTTTCCACATTCTTGTTAACATCTCAACTTCTTCTTTATCATATTCTAAACCATCAAACGCACCTTGTAAAGTAGTTATTGTTTTATTTTCTTGTGGAAATATAGATGATAATGTCATAAAATTTAAACCTACTTGATCCATAATATCATCTCTAACTGCCATAAAGAAAACTCTTCGTCTTCTTTGTGGAACTCCAAACTGTGAACAGTCATGTACTTTTGCAACTACTTGATATCCAATATCTTCAAATGTATTTTGTATTTTATTGAAATATTGTTTTGCCTCTCCAACTGTAAGACCTTCAACATTTTCTGCAATGATAGTCTTTGGTCTAATCTTATCTGCAACTCTTAAAAATTCAAAGAACAAATCTTCAATGTTCGTGACTATCTTTCCGTCTGAATAAGATTTTGTTTTACCAAATCCGTCACTGTGAACTGTTCCTTCTCTTGCCAATGTTCCACACATACTAAACGCTGAACATGGTGGTGATCCGTCTAATAATTCAAGTTCACCCTCTTTTATGTTTGCAATTTCTAAAAAATCTTTTCCGTCTAGTTCTTTTATGTCACCGTCAAGAATGGGTGTATTTGGATAATTGTCTTTGTAAGTATTTCTTGCTTCTTCGACAAACTCGTTTATTGCAAGTATCTTTCCACCTGCAAGACGATAACCTGTTGAACTTCCACCACCACCTGCAAAAGTAGAGATAACACGAAACTTTTCTTGTGCCTCTCCGTCTAATACGTCTTTGATTAAGTAAGGTTTATATTTCATATAAAATTTTCCAAAGTGCCTTTATTCTGTGCAATAATTGACCAGTCACGACACACATCCATAATTCTTTTTCTATTATATAGGTTTATCTCTCTGTTGTCAAGAAGTTTCTCAAATATACTTGGTATCTCTGCGACAAGTTGTAAGTTTAAGTGTTTTTTTAATTTAAGATTATCAAACTCATGATAATGTTGTCTAATTAGATGTTTTTCATATGGTTTGTTTATTTGATCCCAATCAAACTGTATGAAATAATTAAAAACTTCTTTGTTTAGATATGGTGCGATTAATATTTTATTATGTTCTTTACTTAACATCTCTAATTGTCTAACACCTGCTGGATTATCAGATGAGAAATAATCAGTTCTAAACTTATCGAACTTTTCTTTTGTGTGTTTAAAATGTATCATTGCCTTTTTACTCAGACCATAATGTCCGTCTGCGGCAACACCAGATATAATAACTTTCTCTTTTATCTTAGGATACATGTACATGAAAGGCCAAGTACATTCGAACTGAACTTTCTTTTTACAATTATAATTGTGTGCCAACTTTTTAAAGTCATTGACTAAATTTTCAGTTGGCACTTCAATACTTGTAAAATTAAATCCAAACTTTTCACATACCTCTTGTGCTTTCAAAGAATCATAAGTAGGTTTGTCTTTTATGTGAAAAGAGTATCCATGTACCTTTAAACCGAGACGGTTAGAAGTAAATAGGCAAGTGTTGCTGTCAACGCCGCCAGATAAGAGAATAGCAACTTCATTTTCATTTTGTGACTCCTTTGTTATTATTGTTTCTAGTAAATTGTGTATCATGCAAAAAAATCTTCTAGTGTTCCTTGTGTTCCGTAAGTTCTATCAACAAACCAACCTATCTTTTCAATAATAAAATTAAGTGGTTCAATAAATGATTTCTCAAATTGTAATTCATAATCAACTTTAAAATTAAGTTGTTTTGGAAGTGTTGTAATAAATGATATTGCTGAAGACTGATAAATGTTAGGTAGTTTTAAATATAAAAATTTAATCTTATCACCCTCTTGTATTAAAGGATAGTATCTGTTTAATTTATTCTTCTTTACAAGATGATTATATAATATTCCACCTTTGACATGTATCGGAGCACCTTTCTTAAATAAAGTATGTGTCTCAGACCATTTTGTTAAACCATTAACACTTCTAGGGTACGCAATCTCTTCAGGTTGCAATGTTAGAAACTCATCACGAAAGTTTTGTATAAATGTATTTAATTCTTTTTCGTTACCAGACATCATAATCTTTAGTGCCTCTTTAATTTTCTTACGACAAGGTGCAGGTGTAGATGACTTAACTGCTTCTATCCCCATAATTTTTAGTGTGGGTTCTTTGTATCTTACACCTTCTATATCGTGTGCATTTAGAATATATCTTTTCTTTGCAGTCCAAATACCTTTATCAGCAATAACTTCTCTTTTCATTTGCATCTTTTGTTCGTATGCATTTAGATACTCTGCAAGTTCTTGATATGACTTATCAATAAATGGTTCAATCTTTTCTTTAGCAATCTTGTCTAAAAAATCAACAGGTTTATTTGGTTTTAATTTATTAATCAATGCATCAAATGTAATGTAAACAGAATCAGTATCAGATGCAATTACATAATCTTTATCTTTAGTCTTTAAAAGATTATTCATATATTGATTTATCTTTTTTTCAATCCAACGAATAGATAACTGACCTGAAGTGGTTATGGCTTCTGCCATAGTATGAGAATAATATCTAAACCAATTATTACCAATGGCACCATATGCTGAGTTGAGTGCAATCTTTTTTGCCATTTGAATATTATTAAAAGTAGATATTTGTTTTTCATATTTACTATCTTTAGTATTTTCTAGATTTTGTTTTGCGTCTAACATTGCCCGTTTGAATTTTACTCTGTCATCATACATTTTCTGCATCATCTCTGGTAAGAAACCTTTTTTATCAGTTCTAAACAAAGCACCATTAGGTGTCATCGTTGTATTTTTTAAAATAGATGTATCTATTTTTTTATCTAATAGTTTATCAACGGACATATTAGGAACTGTCTTTTCACTTTTCATTGTCTCAGGTGAAATATTATACTGCATAATTAAATGTGGATACAATGAATTTAAATCAAATGAAAGAACCCACTCATGCATACCTGTTTGTGGATCTTTTACATATGCACCTTCATACTTTTCAGATTTTTCTTTATCTTGTTTTTGTGGAACGACTATACCCTTATCCATTAAATAATTGTGTATAAGAATATCCCAATACTTAACAGAACCTAAAACATCTGTATAATTAACTTTGGCTTCGTATGCCATAGTCAAACACAGATCAATGAGTTTCATTTTCTCTTCTAGTTTATCGACAATCTCAACGTCTGTTATATTGTAATCAATAAATGATTGAAAGTCATTTGTATACCAATCTCTAAATGTATCATACGGATTTCCGTCTTTTCTTTCGCCAAGTTCTACATATGCAATATGATCTAAACGATATGATTCTTGATTTGTATATGTAAACTTTCTATACAAATCATAATAATCTAAAGCAGCGATACCTTGTATATCATAAACTTGATGACTGCGACCCATTGAGTAAATTGATTTAGATGATACTGAACCCCATGGTGAAAGTTTTTTTAGATCATCTTCACCACAAAGTTTTTTTATACGATTACAAAGATAGGGTATGTCAAAAAATTCTGTATTCCAACCTGTAATAACATCTGGTTGATTCATTTGCCAAAATTTTAAAAACTCATAAATTAATTCTTTTTCATTATCGCACTTAACATATGCAACGTCATTTCTATGTGTCTTGTATTCACCTACACCCCAAACGAATATTTGTTTATTGGAGTGATTTTTTATTGTAATAGAAAGTAAAGGTTCAATCGCATCTTGTGGATTAGGAAAACCATTTTCACATGCAACCTCAATATCAATAGTTGCAATAAGTATTTCTTCAAGTGACCAATCTAAATTAGGATAGTTTTCATACAAAAAAGAATATGCGTATTGTGTATTACCATACAAAAGATGTGGTTGTTGTTTATATTGTTCAACCCACTCTTTTGCGTCTTTCATTGTTTGATGTTTTATGGGTGTAACATATTTACCTTCAAGTGTTTTGAAGTGAGTCTCACGCATCACTGGGCAATAAAGTGTCGGCGAATATTTTACTTTTCGATTTACTCTTTTGCCATCAATGACTTCTCGTAATAATAAATTGTTTCCCCATTGAGAAACATTAGTATAAAACCTCATGCAGTTATTATACCATAATTATGAAAAATAGTCAACTAATTTTCCTTCTCTTGCTAAATCTACTGAACAACAATGAGCACCACCAGACCAAAGAAAGTTCCAACGATTAACCCAAGGTATCATTTCAATATTATATTTTTTTAATTTATTTGCTAATTCTTTATCATAACCAGATGTGATCACTGTATTTTCGTCTAGTGATAAACAGTTAGCATCAAATCTTGTTTCTTGCGATACTCCAAGCAAATGGTGCCATGGATAATTTTTAACACCTTTTTCCTCACATAGTTCCTTTATTTGTTTACCAGAGTATATTGCTTTGTTTTCAATTAATATTACATCCCAATCTTTCATGATGTCGGGTATGTGATTTTTATTCCATGCCAATACTAACCCTGGTCTTAATATAGAAATCTTTCCGTCAACATGACCATATGCATTCATCTCTACAAATTGATGCTGTGGAAACTCTTTTTTCCACCATTCTCTACCATTATTAGTCATACTAATTTGAGAATGTTGATTAACTAATTTTGTTTTTGGATTTGAATGAGTATGAAAAATATGTTTTCCACACTTCATAAAAGCAGCAGTATCACCAATTATCTGTCCTTGATTATCATAAGATTGAATCTCTTTGTTTGATATATCATTTTTTACATCAACATCATCTACTATATCTGTAGGGTTTCTTTCATAAATTGGAAATGGCATAGATATATATCTTGCCCCCTTTTCAAATTCATCTATGAGTATGTTTCTACAATTTAGATTTTCATACATCCTATCCCATGATGAAGTATATACCTCAAAAACAGTATTACCTATTTTTCCAATAGTATCTCTTACCTGCATAGGATGACTCCACTCGGTTTCTATTGGATATATTACATCTGGTCTGACTACATAAGTTCCAAACTGTTTACATAGATCAGCAAGAACATCTAAATCCTCATTAGTCTCATCATGTATTCTTTTTAAACCTGCAAAATTACCCTCAACTAAGTCAAATAATCCCTCAGTTGTAGTCCTGTTACCGTCGTATTCTATGTTTGAAAAGTGTTTATGTCTATCAGATATTGTTTTATCATAATTAAATAATAGTTTGTTTTTATAGTCTTTATTAAAATTACTTAAATCAAATGAACGACCAATAATTACTTTTTGTAATTGTGTCCACTCATCATATACTGTTCTCATCTTTAGTCTTTCCAATATTATATTTTGTTTCTAAAGTCCATTCAGACTTTTCTTTGAAACTTATAATTTTGATTTGACTAAGTGGTGATACGTTTTGTATTTCACCTTTAACATCAATCAAACCCCAATCTTTCAATAGACTAGCAATTCTGTTTCTTCTTCCTATATCGTTATCTGTGAGATTTGTTTCTTTACCATCAAGTGCAAATAGTTCTTTGAAATGTACTATGTAATACTTACCTTGTTTGTGAAGAATATGACAAGACTGATATAATTTTTTTTCTTTTCTTGAAGCCACACCGATTCTAGATAGTGTCTCTCTAACCTTTAAAAAATCATCAGGTTCTTTTAGAGTAACTTCAAGCATATCATCTTTGTTAAAATTAACGTTTTCCATGTTGTCCGCCTTTATTCAATTTTTCCTTTATCGTTTTTATTTGTTCATCGTTAAGTATGCTTAGAGCAGACTTTGATTTTTCATTACTATAACCATAATACTCTTTTACATACTCTATATCTTTAGATTTGCTTGACTTCATCCACGGTGCAAATCTCTTACGAGTCCTTAAACTATTTAGTAAGAAATCATATTGTAGTTTGTTATCTAAATGATGTAATCTGTTCATTTCATTTACTAACATAATAGTATCACCGAATGGTGATAAACACTTATTAACAATATATGCAGGGTACTTTTTTTCCCACATAACATCATCTGTTTCCATTAAATTATTTTTTTGATAATTAATAGAGTTCAAATATTCTTTCAATTCATACATTACGAACACTCCATTTATAATATTCTATAAGATGAGTTAAAGTATCCATAAACTTTATATCATCTTTACTTGGTTCTATCTCTTTCATATTTTTTAAAGCATCATCTATTGATGATTGCCAAGTATTACCTAAAATGTGACGTTCACTTCCTTCTCTATCTAAAAATGCAGCCTCACTATAATAATACAAATCACCATTTGGATCAAGATATATTTTAGTTTGTGGTGATTGTTTTTTGTCTAAATGTAAAAAATCACATTTAATTAATTTACTTTTTCTTCCTCTTAGTAAATCGTACATTGCATATCCATAATGAACTTTAACACCACGTTCTTTTGATACATTATCAAATTCATTTAGGATATCTTGAAACTTATTTCTATCATTTATCTCATACTGAAAAGAGAAATCTTCTCTTAAACTTAGTTCTTCTACTCCACCTATGTCATCAATGTAATCTAAAATTTTTAAAAGTTTTTCAACGTTCTTTGGTAATACAACATAATTTAATTTAACTTTTCTATCTAATAATTTTAAATTATTTTTTACTATTCTATAACCTTTTTCATTTCTAGACGTTGCAGTATATTCTTCTTCATCAATACCATATAAGGATATTCTTAAAGAATCTAAGTTTACGACATATTCATTTTTTTTAATATAGTTTTGTGTCAACATAAAACCATTTGTTATCATTCTTGACTTCATACCCACATCATATAAATCTTTACATATTTGATTTAGATAAGGACTTGTCATGGGTTCAAGTCCACCCCCAATGTTAATTTGTGCTCTTCCTTTATTCTGATAAATTACATCTTTATAAACTTGATAATGTTTTTCCTCTTTTATGAACTTCGCATCATAGTTTCTACCACAGAATGTGCATTCATACATACAAGATAAACCCGGCACAAAAACTATTGTGTGTGGATAATGATACTCTCCTTTTATAGCTGCATCCATGTGTGATCCAAATTCTCTAATGGACTGTATCTGCTCTGTTGAAAAATTCTCTAACAAACTTCGCTCCGTTCATATCAAAACTTATTGGTTTTTTATTAATCACTTTATATATTGTATCTGTTAATGAATCAATTGTAACATCGTCAATTAATAATACTTTCCCACCACCTATCTCTTCATATCTTTTTGCTCTATAGTGTTCCTCTTTATCAATGATTACACCATTATTATCATATACATCATTTGATGTTAATTCATTTGGAATCATGATTGTGGGTGTATGTGTGACATTCATATCTATAAATGACATTGCACCAAACTGATTTATTGATAATTCGTGTGATGCAAGTAAAATTCTATAACCATTTGTATCTGGTCTTGGAACAATATTTACATTTTCTTTTTGTAGTCTATTTAATAAATTACTTGATGTTTTATCACCAACTATGAAAGTCCAATCACCACCTATTCTATTTTTAACATCTAGTGCAACATTATAATATTTTTCAACATGTGGATACCAATCACCACCAGATACTAAATATCCATTTCTGTGTGTATTATATTTAATTGGTTTGGTAACATAAGATGAACTAATTAAAGGTACATCTATGATTTGATTATGAATAAATTCTTTTGGATTTATAAAGTTATCATCAGTATGAAAAATTATACCGTTGTAATACTCATTAAGAATATCACTATGAAACCAATTTTCGCTTGGTCTAATCCATGGTATATCTCTTTCCAAAGAATAAATTTGTTTATCCTTTGCATGATCTAAAATATCCATAATACCTTTATGACGATTTAAACTTTTATTAAAATGTGAATGCCAACTATATCTACCAAATGGAAATCCTTCAGTAACAATTATGTCTGGGTTATATTCAATGTATTTAACAAACATATCATTATGAAATTTATCAAAAAATTCTGTATCGTTTGCAAATACTGGTTTAGTTAAAATTAAACTATCATTTATATGATCACAAAATGTTTTTACTCTATTGATATGACCATAACCTGTAATACTTTGTACTAAGAAAAGTGTTTTCATATTAAATCATATAATCTGTAACAGGTGTATACCAATCCCAATTTTTTTCTATTGGTTTTTTATCTTTTACTTTTTCAAAATTGTTTAGTCCTAACTCTGCTTTATCAGATGTCATATAATAATGATAACCCATACCAAGTTTTTGTTCATAGTATGGTGTATCGCTTCTATCTCTACCATCATAAACTAATTTAATTAAATCATCGTATTTATTTTTATCATCTAATAAAATTATACCACCTCTATCTGTAGATAAATGTTTTCTTTTAAAAAAACTTAAACACATCAAAGTGCCTGACACATAACCATTTCTTTTCCAATAAACAGCCGCATCAATTACTTTATTAGTTAAGTGATGATACCCAATCCATTTTTCATCAGTGAATTCATATTTCCAACCATTTTTTATTATCATATATGGCACTGAAACATAAGTATGTTTAGGTATCTTTATATTTGCATAGTCTGTAATTCTAATAGAGAGTTCTAGTGCATTCGTACAACAATCAGTGGCGACTGCATATGGAGCACCAAAAAAATTTGCAATTGTTTTTTCAAACTTATCTACTGATTCATATTCTTTGTTCATTTAAATTTTACCTGAGACATAAGTTCAGTCATACATGCTAAAAGATTAATCTCTTGATCAGCAACAAATGCCGATTTATATTGATAATCACCAAGTATCACGACTGCATGTGGTATTGTCGAATGATCAATAGTATCATACAATGAATCATAGATTGATCTGATTATTCTACTAGAGTCATTATCAAGATTATTTACAATCCATTTACGAACATTTGTAAACTCTTTGTTCTTGATAAATGACATCAACTCTTTTATGTTTTCATTACTAATATTAATTAAAATACCTGCATCTATTTGACCAGAAGCCGAATATCTTTGTAACTCATTTAAAACTCTACGCCAATCGGGAAAATGTGCAGTGATTAATTCTGCAACGGCAGGTGGATTGAATGATATCTTTTCATCTTTTAATATATCAAGAACTCTTTTATAAAATTGATCTGCAAGTTTTACTCTCTCACCATTCCTTATAGTAAAATCAATATTAGAACATCTTGATTGTAAAGGATCAATCAATCTATTTTTGTAATTACAAGTAAGAATGAAACCACAGTTTTTGTGAAACTCTTCCATGAAACCACGAAGAGCAGGTTGTGTTGATTGTGGATTTAAATAATCTGCCTCATCTAGAATAATATATTTTCTACCGCCTTCTAGAGATACAGTTGATGCAAAGTTTTTTATCTTTGTTCTTAGAACATCAATACCAGATTCTTCAGATCCGTTTATCATCATCCAAGTAGAACCAATCTGTTCAACCATTGCTTTTGCAATCGTTGTTTTGCCAGTTCCAGCAGAACCTGATAATATTAGATTAGGAATATGTTTGTCTTTGACAAACTCTTGAAATGTATCTTTTAGTTTCTTAGGTAAAATACAATCTTTAACAGTTTTTGGTCGATACTTCTCAACCCACAGAAATGTATCCATACTTAAACCTCATAAGTTGATTCAGGTTCAAGTGCAATCCAATATTCTACGTTATCTGTTTTAGATTTGAAATGACTTATATTTTTAGATGAGATAGACACATCATAAGAACCAGGTAATAGTTTCAAGTTTTCTACTTTAAAATAGAATTGAAACTTAGCGCCTTGTGAAGATTGATTTATTTCTAATGAAAAATTATTTGCAGTATCATTTTTTTTATCTTTAACAGTAAGAAAACTACCACTATCATTTTTTTCAAATACTAAATCGGGTGCTTGTATTACAGATGCAGCCTTTTTAAGTTGATTTAAATCATCACTTGTTAGTTCAAAAGTAACATCAACTGATGGCATTGTAATCATTTTACTTGGTGTTGTAATTACAGACGGATCAGAGTAAAAGTATTTTAATTTTTGACCTTTACTATTCTCCTCTTTAATTAATAAATTATTGTCTTCAAAATCAATTACAGGTTGTTTAAATAAACTTGTTGATGATAAGAATTCATTCAAATCGTAAATAGCAATTTGTTTTGGAAAGGTTTCCTCGACACTTGCTTTTGCCACAATGTTTTTCATTGCAGACATTGTTGTTATTGTACTACCTTCTTTAATCATAAGATTCTGATTAATTGTTGCGAAGTTTTTTAGTACATTTAAAGTTCCACTATTCAGTTTCATTATTTAACTCCATATCAAGATTGTATAGTGCAATCATACTATAATGCAAGATTTTAAGCAAGTCATTTCTATTCTTACCATTCTTTTTTCCAAACCTTTGAGCGTATTTCATAATGTTACCAATACAAAATCCCTCACCATGCCCACTGTCTAAAATAAATTGTGTTGATTGAAACTTATTTTTTGAATAGTGTTGTTTGTAAGTATCTAAAATATAATCTTGCAATTCTTTTAAATACTTATCTTCATTGTATGTATATACTTTTTTATCTACAATATCTTTATATGTAAACTCACTCATTATCTTGTGCGATATACTTTCCGTTTACTTCCATGTAATCTTTTACATTGTCTTCAATTATTTTAACATAACTTGGATATACAAGTAATATACCTCTTTCACTTTTTACTTTTTCAAAAGTATCAGGTCTTAATGGGTGTTCATCATACTTATCACCCCACTGAAATACTGTTTCACCCTTATCATCAAAAGTCATTCTCATTTGAAATACTGAGCCATCTGTGATTGTTATATCTTGTAGTGGTGTATTATTTTCGTATAAATTAAAATCAATAATTGGTATCGCATCATGTTGATAATTATGTTTGATAAATGATTTAGCAATTGTGTGTAATACGTTTGCTAAATTTGTTTTGATATCTTCATTGCCGGGTTGAAACATGACACCTCTATTTTCCCATATCTCATTGACAATAGGTTCAGGTATTTCTACACGCATGAAGTGAGCGGCAATCTTATTTCTTTGTGCTATTTTTAAACCTGCATTAGTATCATCATGTTCTTTATTTGTTTCTGAAATTGTTGTAAGTTTATTAGATTCCTCTTCGTTTAAAGTTGCTTGACCGCCGTCCTTTAAACCGCCAGGTTGTAAATCAAATACTTTTGCCATAATAAATCTCCTTGTTAATAATATAAACTAAAAAGGGGGTTATTGTCAACCCCCTTTATTAAAAAAACTATTTAATTTCAATAGTCTTAGGTTTTTTACCCTCAGGCAATATCTTTTCTAATTCAATTGTTAAAAGACCATCTTTTAACCCTGCGCCATTTACGATCACATCGTCTGCAATTGTAAATGATTTTTTAAAGTATCGTTTAGAAATACCCTTATGGATAAAGTTTTCATCTTCGGTTTCTTTTTCTTTTTTACTTTCGATTGTGAGAGTATTATCTGCATAATCGACTTGTATATCGTTTTTGCTAAATCCAGCAACCGCTAATTCCACATTATATTTGTAGTCATCAATTTTTACTATATCATATGGTGGATACGTGCTACTGAAATTATTTGATGTTGATAAAGTTTCGAAAGTGTTAAAGACATCATCGAAACCAATTGTGAAAGGCCTAAGCCTGTTTAAGAATGTAATATCATTCATAGTTTTCTCCTTTTTAAGCAAGTTATATTGAACACCCTTTCGGCATGTTCCGTATATTTATATGGGAATTAAATTTCAAAAGTCAACCCCCAAAGTTTTTTTGGCGGGAGCGAAGGGGTTCGAACCCTCGACCTCCTGCGTGACAGGCAGGCGTTCTAACCAAACTCCT